TTGAAGAGAGAACCGAAGCGATTGCCAAAGCTTTTGATAAAAGGAGATCACAAAAGCATTGATGCCTACAGCATGGATGATTTCTTGCTCGTAGATTACGATTATCACCCGCCAATCAAGGCACCAGTTGCGGTGTAAGATATGTTGTACAGAGATTGCACAGACATATCGCTGGATTTGGAAACCCTGTCTACGTATCGTAATGCAGTGATCATTAGCATAGGTGCTGTGGGGTTTGACATGGATACAGGGTTTATTCATGGTGAATTGGAGGTGCATATAGATCCGCAAGACGCAATGAATAAGGGCCTTGTTACGGATAAAGGAACCGTAGATTGGTGGTTGCAGCAATCAGATCAGGCATGGAAGTACTTGATGGTTAGAGAAAGAACGGTCGAGGAAGCCTGTAATGCTTTTATAGATTTCGTGAGGGAGTTCCCGAAGGGGGTTAGGTTATGGGGTAATGGCGTAGGCTTCGACAATATGCTCCTGCGGGATATGTTTGATGCTGTGGGTAAGAGGTTTCCTGTTCACTGGACGAAAGATATGGATATGAGGACGATTATGATGCTGCTAAAGGAGAAGACAGGGAGGCGCAAGGAGGATCTTAGAGTGTCATTTTCAGGTGTTAAGCACTGTGCATTGGATGATGCTAGGCACCAAGCTAAGTTGATTAGCGAAGCGTGGAGATACATCAAGTATTGAGGAGGGTATATGCTGATAGGTATAGCTGGTAAGGCTGGATCAGGAAAGGATACGATAGCAGATTACCTGATAATGAATCATGGGATGTACAGGTATTCATTCGCAAAGCCGATTAAGGATGCGCTGAACGCTATCTTTGGGTTTGAAGACAGAATGTGGCTAGATCGAGAGTGGAAGGAGAAAGAGATTGACTGGTTAGGCAAGTCTCCACGGTATTTAGCCCAGACGCTAGGAACAGAGTGGGGGCGGGGTCTGGTTCATAAGGATCTATGGTTGATGCTTGCTAAGCGTGAATATGAGAAAACTATGCGACTGGTGATCCCTGATGTGAGGTTTGGTAATGAAGCGGATTGGGTAAGATCAGAAGCCGGTATCGTGATCCATGTGGAAAGGCCGGGGATCGAGGAAGTAAATAGCCACTCGTCGGAAGCTGGTGTAGAGTTCAAGATGGGGGATTTGTTGATTGTGAATGACGGAGACAAGCAGAGCTTGTACCATAAGGTAGAGGAGGCACTGTTTTCTGGGGGGTGATTATGCTGAGTATCAAGTTTCCGTCTGACACGAATAGAGTCTTGTTTCTGGAGGATCTTGAGCATCGTCTAGGGTTGTATATAGAGAACTCGGTTGAGGAAGAGTACGGGGATACGCTGACTGTAGAGGACGGAATCTTGGAAGAAGAGCCGGAGTTTTATGATCTTATGAGGGATTACGGGGCGTATATCATTTGCAATTGATTGCAACGAAATATAACGAAATAATTTGACAAATTGTAGAACTCGTTTATACTTACACCATAATCAATCAAGGAGGTAGAAGATGAAGCGAGTGTATACCTTGGATGAAGGGAGTGCGGATCAAAAGGATCTGCTGGGCGGCAAGGGAGCCAATCTCTGCGAAATGCACAGTATGGGGGTGCCTGTACCGAGGGCTGTGATCGTTTCCACAGAAGCATGTAACGAATACCGCAGCATAAAGACTGAGGGAGGCAAGATTCAATTCCTTAAAGATTTGGTAGCCGAGGTGCTTGTTAGCCTGAACGATATAGGCGCTAGTCACAGCCTCTACAGTGTAAGGTCCGGTGCTCGTGTATCCATGCCGGGGATGATGGATACGATTTTGAATGTAGGAGTAGCAGAGTCGTGGCAGTACTGGATGGAGGATTTGGGTGAAAGAACGGCTCTGGATTGCTACCGCAGGTTCTTGCAGATGTATGGGGAGGTAGCATTAGGAGTACCAGCCTCACTGTTTGCGAAGAAGCTGAACGAAATTAAGAAGTACAAGTATGGCATGGAGCAACCACCAGCCAATGACGCCGAAATGTCGGTGAAACATCTTGAGAAGCTGGTGGAAGCTTACAAGTACATCATTACGAAGAATGCACCGGGAGAGTATTCACCTGAGTTTTCCTCAGTGCTTCGTAGATCTATAGGTGCAGTGTTTGATAGCTGGGATAATGAGCGAGCAAAGGAGTACCGCAAGATTCACAACATTCCTGATGATTGGGGCACGGCGGTTGTCATTCAGGAGATGGTGTTTGGGAACATGAATGACCAATCCTGCTCTGGGGTGATGTTTACAAGAGACCCAGCAACAGGCGCAGCCAATATGATTGGGGAGTTCTTGCCAAATGCCCAAGGAGAGGATGTGGTAGCGGGTATTCGTACCCCGATGCCTTTGGGGGAGATGCAAGGATGGAACAGCGAGGTGTACGACAAGTTGTTGGAGGTTGCTATAAATCTTGAGAAGCACTACAGGGATATGCAGGATATAGAGTTCACAGTGCAGGATGGTGAGTTGTATATCTTGCAGACGCGGAATGCAAAACGCTCGGACAAGGCCGCTATCAAGGTAGCCTATGATATGTACAAGGAGGTCTTGATAACAAAGGAAGAGCTTAAGGAGAGAGTCCCCCTGAGAGCCCTCTTTGGCAAGAAGGAAAAGAAGTTGAAGGAAGATATAGAGCCAGATGCAGTGGGCCTTCCGGCTGGTGGTGGGGTAGTTACAGGTTACGTAGTAACGAGTGAAGATGTAGCAAATGAGTATCTGGAAGCAGGCAGGGATGTAATACTTGTAGCTGAGGAAACGACCCCGGATGATATATCGGTTATGAATAAGGCTGTAGGCATCCTGACCAGTACCGGAGGGGTTACGTGCCATGCAGCAGTAGTTGCGAGGGGTATGAACAAGACCTGCGTGGTTGGGTGCTCAGAGGTCAAGTTTGTTAGTCCATACATAGTAGATATTGGGGATACGACGGTAACAGAAGGGACGAAGATTACGATTGATGGCAAGACAGGCAGAGTATGGGCGAAGGAGCTTGAACTTGAGGATGCTGCAATATGTGAAGAAGCGGCAGAGATTTTGAGGGTGTTGATTAGTGGCGAGTATGGGCTTCTGCGGCTGCATTTGAATGAGTTTCTGGTGGCACCAATTGGTAGAAAGGAGATCTATCTTGATACCTACGGTATGAACAAGGATGAGTTGGCGGAAGGGTTGAAGAAGCTTGAGGCGGTGCTGATGGATGTTACACCGCAGGTAGATAGGGTGTATTTGGATTTGAGCCTTGAAAAGGAGTTTGTTGAAGAAAGTGGTGGGGAGGCCAGAGCACTGCACAATCTGGTGTTTGGACTCTATGGAGAGGGGGAGAAGTTAGAGGCAGTAATAGAATGGGGTGTGGCAGATTTCTTGAAAAAGATTGTAACAGTTGTAGCAGAGGGGGAGGCTGAGGAGTATTTAGATGAGTTGAAGGAGGCAGGGTTTTGCAGGGTGAAGAAGGTCGGATCGGTAAAAGAAGTATTTGAGTTGGGGGAGGGGGGTGCAGTATCGGTTTCTGATTATCTGATAGATCAGGTAGGTAGCAAGGAGAATGCAATTAAGTTGCTAACGGCCCTGTCCATTGAGTGTGTGAGCAACCCCAAGACGATACTGAGTGTACTAGCATGATAGGTTTGACATTCCTCGAAGGCGCAGCTAGAGTGCAATCAATTGCAACGCTGGTCGGTAGGGGGGTGCCTATGCTGTTTGCTAAAGATCCGTGTCCTAAGTGCGGAGGGTTGTCGTGGTATGAGTTGGAAGGAAGTGACACGGTTTTGCATAGATGCCATTGTGGGCTGTGCAAGGTAGTGCAGACAGTAAAGGGAGGGATGGTAGTAAAGCACACACAGAAGGAGTCTGAGGTGCAGCTACCAAGGAGGGGGTCGAAGTTGTCGCAGTGTTTAGGGGTTGTTGCGGCGCATTACCCAAGAGAACTGAAGACTTCTGAGATAGCAGAATTAGCAGGGCAATCGAACAGTGATGTAGCATCAAAGCTTATGGTCTTGGAGTATAAAGGACTGGTTTTTAGGGTTGAGGAAGGAAGAGGCAAGAGCGGTGGAAGTACATGGGCATTAACGAAAAGGGCGATAAAGCGGTTGAGAATAAAGGAGTAGGTTATGGCACTGGTACTAGGAATTAAACCCGGAGCTTCATTCTTTGTTGGTGAGACTGAGGTGGTGATGGAGAAGGTGTTTTCTCCTACCCATTTCAAGGTGAAGGTGATCACGCCGACAATGGAGCATGTGTACACGATTACAGACAAAAGGAGCGAAGAAATCCTGCCTAATGTGTGGGTATCCGCAGGAAAAGGCGGGACGGAGAAGATGGTGAAGGTAGCCATCAGAGCACCGAGAAATGTAACCATCCTGAGAGAGAAGCTGTATGCTAATGGCGACAGTGAAAGTCAATAAGCACGTTGTAACCAAGGCAAAGATGTTGGGTCTTGGCGATGGCGATGATGTTGACTCTACGATTCGCAGGATGGTTATAGCGGGTGCTCCGATTACGCACCCGAATGGCAACTTTCGCTTTGAAGATTGGATCTTCAAGGTGAAAGACGGTGAAGTGATCAACGTGCATTTGATCAGATGTGATGTGTGCGAGGATCGCAAACGCATCATTGTGTATGATGTTTGTGAGCACTGTGAAGGTGAAGGGTGCAACAAGTGCAGGAAGGGGGAAGTTCGTAATATGATCCCATGCCCACAGTGTGCGCTGGAAGCAAAGACAGTTTTTGGTTAAAGGAGTGTTTGGGTGAAAGCTACGGTGTGGGGGCTGATGACCCCTTCCAAAGTACCGCTGTATCACGAAGATAAAGCTCTTAACGTGTACGGCGGATCGCTGTTTTCTACGCCGAGAGGCGTGGATGTAGTTGTAAATCTTGCAGGTTGGGGGGATGGGGACATTATTCTCCCGATCAGGGATTATGGTGTACCGAAGAACGATGGTGCAGTAAGGGCAGCAGTGTTAAAAGCTCTTGTGTCTGCCATAAGCGGAAAGAGAGTTTATGTAGGTTGTGCTGGAGGGTTGGGAAGAACAGGGTTGTTTCTTGCAGTGATGTATAAGGCTTTGGCAGAAAGTTATGGGAAGGTACAAGATCCTGTTTTAGTCACTAGAGCCTTGTATCATGAAGCAGCTATAGAGACCAAGGATCAGGAGGAATATGTTAGAAAGATTGATGTGCAATCAATTGCAACGGTGTTGAGGTGGTTGCGATAATTTACCGAAACATTTGACAAACTAGACAGTTTTGGTATTCTCAATAAACCAATCAAATCAAGGAGGTGGTGATGAGTTTGGTTGATAAAAATACCCTGAGATACCACATGAGCAGGTCGTTATTCAGGGTGCATGATTTAAGCAAGCTGTACTTTCCAGAGGTAATGAAGACGGCGGCACCGTTTACGGATGCTAATACAATATCCCCGCTGGACTGTGCTATGGAGTTCTACCTTGGCAATCATTGTATGTCGTTGGTGCGGCAGCAGTATGGTGAAGATGAGCCGTTGCCGGAAGAAGTATTGGATCTGGTAGACGATTACGTGAGCCATAACAGCGTATCGGCATACAAGATGTTTTGTTATTTGTTGTATATCACCATCAGAGAAGCGCGGCATGTGAAGTCTAGCTCCAGTCTTTTTATGGAGTTGTCTGAGAAGTTTGGCGGCAAGATAAGCGATTTCTTCCATGATATACGTGGCACGTCTTATAGCCATGTATGGGCAGAGTTGAGAAGTAACCCACCAGATGCAGCATTTGGGGATGTTGTAGGCGCAACAGCGTATATTTTCGAGCATGGTGGCTTTTCATCTGGATACGGTGGCAAGGCTTGGTGGAGTATCACTAAATGCCTTCAAGGATTCGTGGAAGGATCGTATTCGGCGGAGATTATGCTGGATACGTCGTTTACTCTGTGTCACAACAATGGGCCGATCTTCAATAAAGGTAAGGTCTTCGATAATGTAGCTACAGAGAAGTTGATGATGCTGCTTGATGTGCAGAGGGCAGGACAAGTCCCACAGTATGTATGGAATGAGGCATATCACGATAGCAAAGCGAGAGCTATTTTGAACATGAGTATGGTGGCACTGGGTGAGAACAAAGTGTTGCCTACTAAGGAGGTAGATTGGGTGTTGGTTGATGAATACGGAGAAGGAAATTATGGCTATCAGATCATGAAGAGTGGGCAGGGAAAGAAGAAAAAGAAGAAGGCCGTGCTTCCAAAGGTTACTCCGGGGCCGGTAGTAGACAATGAAAGTGACATTTATCAGATAACACCGGGATTGTCAGTGCACAAAGTTATCAAAGTAAGAGAAACGGCGTAATGGTACAGTTTGGAATCCTCAAGGAGGGTAATTAGATGGCAAAGAAGAAAGGCAAGACAAAGAGTATTAAGGGAGTAAAAGCAAGTAGTTGGTCAGCAGGCTACAAATCCTGCTACCACACCCACCCACCATTGAAGGTAGTAATCCCACCAGAAAAGCTCAAGAATGGGCAGAAGGATGAAATGATCACCTACCTATACGGTGGTAATTGTGCGACCCCGATTGTAAAGGATGCAACGATCTATGTCGGCTTAGACTATAGCATGGCAGACTATCCTTCGATGTATCCGTGGAATGATGGCCCGATTGCAGTGTTCTTCAAGATTCAGGATATGAGTACTCCGAAAGATCCTGATGAGTTCAAGAAGATGATCAAGTGGCTTGCAGACAAGGTGCTTGAAGGAGAGAAGGTTCATGTGGGGTGTATTGGTGGGCATGGCAGAACAGGCATGGTGTTGTCTGCCCTAGTTTATGAACTGACAGGAAACAATGATGCTATTGCCTATGTGAGGGAGCATTATTGTGAGAAGGCTGTTGAAACGGACACGCAGATCAATTTCCTGCACAAGCATTTTGGCTTGAAGAAGGTGAAAGCTGTAAAGGCAGGGTTTGGTTTTTATGGTGGTTATGCAGGCAATGGAGCTACCGTGAATGGCGGTGTTGATGCCAACTCGTATTACTCAGTGAAGTCGAAGGGATCGCTATGGGGGGAGTTGGTGGACAGGATTAAGGTACTAAAGGATGATGGCGATATTATTTGACAAACATGGATGATTAGTTATACTTAATGAAATATCAAGGAGGTAGAGCATGGCAGTAAATATAGATGCCACAAAGAAGTTCATAGATAACCTTGGCATAGATAAAGAAGGGTGTGGGGCCTTCATTGATGTGTATGGCATCAAGATAGGCATGTCCATAGGATCTTTGGTGGTGTATTCAAATACACACAAGATCAAGAAGTTTGTGAAGGTTGAGGGTATTTCAAAGACGTTAGCCACTGACTTCGGTGCGTCCCTCGGTCCAATGTCAAAGCAGGCACTAGCTATGAAGGTCTGCAAGGTAGTGAAGGAGATTGTTGAGGAGATAAAGCATAAGGAAAAGGATCAAGAGAGCGAAGATATAAACAAAAAGAAAGAGGACGGCGCGGTTTACCTGGTGGATGCGTCTGAGGACGTGTATATGGGGCCTCCGATCCCTCTGAGTAAAGCAGATACTTTACTCCTTCCTGTGCATGGAACGTCTGATGGGTCTATCTATCACGTAGTAGGTATAGGGGGGGATATTGCAGTTGCAGTTAGATATAAGAATGATGGTCAATTGAGTGTCAGGGTCGATAGGAGGTATGGGGCGACCATATCGAAATTGTCATTTTCTAGCTTGATTAGTAAAGCAGGATTAGGGATGAAAGATGGTGGTCACGCATCGGATCATTTTCATGTAGGTGATGACACGCTTGCAGTAAGGACGGTGGGTTCGATTTTGGCGGTTTTGGCAGGGCATTTGGATAGCGTGTATATGCGGGTAGATTTACTGAAAGGTAAGGGCAAATGAAAGTAGAAAACTTTGAGGATCTTGAGGTAGGTAATGTTCTTCTTACAGCCCCTCTGTTTCCGGGGTTATCTGATGAGCGTATGGCGTTGAAAATTGTAAGCAAGTCAGATGCAGGAGAGATTATCTATATGGCAGACGTGTACTACATGGATGTGTATATGTCTTCAGGTGTTTTGTATAAGGATGATAACGGCAATGTGATTTTCGAGGGGCTGGAAGATGACGCGAAAAACTAAAGAAGATATTCTGTACCCGATAGCAGACGTATTCACCATGACCTTGAATGAGTCAGCGGGGAAGATAACTGGAGGGGCGACTCTTTTGGTGCCGGTGATGAATGGGTGCGATGTTACAGTTCCTATGAAGGTGGAGGATTCGTTTTTTAGGTTCAATGCTAGACAAGCAGCAGTGCTGGTGCACATGGGGGGAGACTTGTATATGCTGTGCATCCACAATGCGAAACCGAAGGGGATTTCAGTATTCGTGTTGAATGGCAAGAAGCTGTACAGTGAAGGTAATAAGAAGAGCCTGAGAAGCTGTACAAGCTTGAAAGAAGTGATTAAGACAGTTAAGGATGCTGTAATTGCGTCTTTTATGAGATCAACGTATGATAATAAGTGGGAGCCTTTTTCAATTGAGGAGAAGTAAATGCCAGTACTTAGACTGTGGACTGGTGCGAAGCTACCGGCATTGAAGAGTGCGATTGGAAGCATAATCAAGGAGGAGGGAGTACCGAATAAAGTAAAGGCTATAGGGGACGATCTCCCAGAATGCGAGGCCGGGGATGTAATTCTTGGGTTTGGGGTCAAAGCATTAAAAGTCCTACAGAAGAAAGGGCTTGTATCAAAGAATAAGTCTCTAGGATCTTTGAGAGAGAAGCCAATTCCCGTAGCAAACGGTAAGGCTTTTGTCTTGCTGACGTATGATCCAGCTTTTGTGGAGAAGGATTACGCAAGAAAGCAGGAGGTTGAGTGGGATACTCGCCTTGCTGCTCGCTTGTTGAAGTACAAGACAGACAAGCCGATTCTTGGTGAGTATAGGTATGTAACGGATTTCAAGGATGCTGTTGACTATGTTGTAGCTGAGAACGAAAAGACAGGGAAACCTGTTGTTATCACGGTTGATTTGGAAACGATGGGTTTGGTCCCATTCCTTCCAGACAAGCAGATAGTAAGCATCAGTATCACGTACAAGGAGGGAACGGCTGATGTACTACCCACATACCCTGTTTTTGATTCAAAAGTTCTGAAGCAAATAGAGTGGCTGCTATCGACAGATAAGGTCACTACTAGAGGGGCCAATTTCAAGTTTGACCGCCTTTGGATGCTTGAGAAGTGGGGCATTGAATGCACTAACTTCAAGATGGACACGACTTTGGTAGGGTCTTTGTTAGACGAGAATCGCAACAACTCGTTGAACATGCACACGAAGGTCTATGCGCCAGAACTCGGTGGCTATGATAATAGCTTCAATACCAAGTATGACAAGAGCCAGATGGAGAAGGTGCTTGAGGAGGCACCGGATGATTTCCTGACTTACGCCGGTGGTGATACAGACGCCTGTTATAGGGTGTCTGAGGCCATGAAAAAGGAGTTGTTGGCTGATAAGAGGTTGACCAATTTCTATACAAGATTGTTGCACCCAAGCTCCCATGCTTTCCTCATGGCAGAGAAGCGTGGGATGGTCGTAGACATAGAAGAATACCAGCGTTTACGAACTCAGGTAGTAGCGACTATTGAAGAGTTGGAAGCCAAGGCGTTCTCGATGATGCCGAGGCGGTTACGGATCAAGTATGCAGACAATCTGAAGCTAACCAGAGATGTAATCCTGCGAGATTATTTGTTTTCGGATCTTGGGTTGGGGCTGAAGCCTAAGATGTTTACTCCGAAGCCTGACAAGTACGGAAATCCACGCCCGTCATGTGCCATCGAACATTTGGAGATGTTCAGTGATGTGCCAGAAGCATCAGAGTTTGTAGAGATATTAAGGGAGTACAATTCAGCCAAGAAGACTCTGAGTACGTATATCGACGGGTTTATGAAGCACCTGAGACCAGATGGTAGGTTTCACCCGACCTACATGCTGCATCGCGGGGAGTTTCATGGGGATGATGCAGGTACGGTAACAGGAAGAACAAGTGCTAAAGATCCGGCGTTTCAGTGTTTAGTGGGGGAGTCAGAAATCCTAACTAATGATGGGATTAAGAGGATAGATTGGTTAGTAGAAAATAATGGTGCAGGTTTACAGGTACTTACCCATACCGGCAAATGGCGGGATATTGTTGGTGTGTATGATAATGGGGTACAACCAGTGTTTGACGTATTATTAACGTCGGGAAACAAAGTACGGTGTACAGGTAATCATCCCTTCTTAACAGAGGGGGGTTGGGTGAAAGCAGAAGATTTAGTTAAAGGGGATATTTGCTATGTCATTAGGACATCGAACCCAGAAGTATACAAGTCCGACTTACTACAGTTGGGTGGCGATGAAGAATCGTTGTTTGAGCCCAACGAGCAAGGATTGGGAGAGGTACGGGGGGCGTGGGATCAAAGTTTGCAAACGATGGTTGGTATTCAAGAACTTCCTAGAGGATATGGGGGAGAAGCCGGGGAAAGGGTGGTCAATAGAGAGAATAGATGTAAACGGGGACTACGAACCGGGGAATTGTCGATGGGCGACCCCAATGGAGCAGTCCTTGAATCGAAGGACAACGGTGTTGATAACGTACAAGGGAAAGACCCAAACAATGAGTCAATGGGCGAGGGAGTACAATATAAGTCGAGGTCGCTTGAAGTACCGACTAGATATAGGGCTATCAATGGAGGAAGCTTTGATGAAGACGAAGAGGCCGACTGGAATACCTTCAAAGAAGAGAGGGTAGTTTCCGTAACTCCGGTAGGGCACTACCATACGTATGATTTAACAATAGATAAAAGTCATTCTTTTGTTGCTAATGGAGTTGTAGTACACAACACGATCCCGAAGCATACCAAGTGGGCTAAGCCTTTGCGGAGGGTGTACGTAGCACCTCCGGGGTATGTTGTACTGAATGCTGACTATAGCCAAGGGGAGTTGAGGGTAGCGGCCTGTGTAGCCAATGAGAAGAATATGATCAAGGCGTACAGGTCAGGGCTGGATATGCACCTGCTGACTGGATTGCGTTTGTACAACCTACAGCACCCAGAGGATCAGCTTTCTCTGTCAGAAGCCCTTGAGTTGATGGAAAAGAACGACCCAAGGGTGAAGGTGGCCCGACAGGGCGGGAAGGCGGGTAATTTTGGCCTCTTGTACGGTATGCAAGCTCCCGGTTTTATGGAATATGCGAGGAAGCAATATGGAGTAGTCATGACGCTGGAGGAGGCGACAAGATTCCGTAATGAGTTCTTTGAGTTGTATCCCGGTCTTCTGGATTGGCATGAGGAGTATAGGCAGTATGCTAGATCTTGGGGGTACGTGAGAAGCCCGTTAGGTCGGATACGGCATTTGCCACAGATTCACTCCAAGGATCAGGAGATACGGTCCAAGCAGGAGAGGCAGGCCATCAATTCTCCGATCCAATCGACGTTATCTGATTTGACGCAGCTTGCAATGGTGAAGTTGGCCCAGATGTACCCCGATTTGTGGGTATTTGGCATGACCCACGATAGTATCAGCGCCTACGTACCGGAGGATGAGGTAGAGGTTTGGGCTATGAGAATTAAGTCTGTGATGGAGAACCTGCCGCTAGAAGAGGAGTTTTGGTGGTCTCCGCAGCTTACGTTCTTGGCAGATATTGAAGTCGGGCCGAATCTGGCCGATACTGAAGAACTAAAACTAGCAGTGTAACTAGCACCCTCAAGCCGGAGGGTGTATTCTTATGCCTGTGTTTTGTTGCAATTGATTGCAAATAGGGGTGCGTAATGGCTGTGAAAATCAAGAAGTCAGGGGAAGAAGCTGCTGTAGATCAGGAGGCTACGCAGGTAGCAAAGGCTCTTGGGGTTGTTTCGGCGTCAGTGACCCCAGTACGTAAAGCGCCTATGTCTAAACAGGAAAAAGCCTTAGTATCCAATGCTTTATCTGACGATGATGTGTTTAGGGGCCTGTATATAGGGGAGGGTGATTCTGAAGAATCACAGATCATCCAGCCTCCGTATGACCCGTTTCTCCTGTATCACTTGGTTCAGCATAACAATGCCCTGAATCAGTGTATTTCTGCCTATGAAGTGAATATAGACGGAACAGGGTATGTGATTGAATCTGACTCAGATGAAAAGGAATCAGAAGAAGAAGCCAAGACAGAAGAAGCCATTAAGCAGTTTTTTGATGAGGTGTACCCCGGTGTTTCCTTTGTGACTCTACGTAGGAAGGTTCGTAGAGATCTGGAGGCCACAGGTAATGCGTATATCGAAGTACTCCGTTCTGTAAATGGGGATATTGTCTTTATGAAGCATGTAGATGCTAAGTATATGCGTCTACTGAAGCTGGATGATTCTGTGGAGGTTGAAAAGAAGGTAACACGGTTTGGCAAAGAACAGACAGTAAAAATGCGTGTAAGGGAGCGCAGGTTTGTTCAGAAAGCGGGGGAGAGATTGGTCTATTTTCGTGAGTTCCAGTCTTCTAGGCAGTTAGATAGAACGAATGGTAAATGGGAGTCGGAGGAATACGTAGTAGACCCAGATAAAAGAGCTACAGAGATCATTCATCTGACTGTAGATAAGGACGTGAAGACCCCGTATGGGGTTCCGAGATGGATTAACCAGATCCCGTCTGTTTTAGGGTCTCGTAAGGCAGAAGAATTGAATCTTGATTTCTTCAATGCGGGAGGGCTACCACCTGCATTGTTGATTGTGCAAGGCGGTCAAATGGCTGCTGAGGTGAAGAAATCATTGCAGAGTTATCTGTCTGGTAAAGGGGCCAGTAAGAACAGAGCAGCAATTATTGAGACATATTCGACTTCTGGAGACTTGAACTCCGCCGGGAATGTTCGTGTAACTGTAGAAAGGTTTGGAGCAGAGCGACAGCAGGATTCGATGTTCGAGAAGTATGATGATAAATCAGAAAAAAGAGTACGTTCTGCTTTTCGTTTACCACCTTTGTTCGTAGGTAGAACAGAAGATTATTCGTTTGCAACAGCGTTTGCTTCGTATTCTGTGGCAGAAGCGCAGGTGTTTGCGCCAGAGAGAGGTGAGTTTGATGAGATTATGAACGTCACCATAATGCGTGAGATAGGCAAGGGGTATTTGTTTAGATCTCTGCCGTTGAATGTTAAAGACGCGGTTAATCAGCTTAAAGGCATTGAAATTGTAGCTAATAAGGGGGCTATAGACCCTGCCGAGCTTGTGGAGACTGTAAACGAAGTTGTGAATCTCAATATGAAAGTGGTGGAGCAGCAATCTGGTATGGGGCAAGGGTTACCGCCTACAGAGCAAGCAACAGGTGAGGGAGGGTCTGTAATAGAAGGAGGGGCAGCAGAGCCTACACCAGTAGAGCCACCATTACCGACACAGAAGGTACAGAAGTATGATCCGATTGTGCTTGTTGATTTGGCAAATGATTTTGCCGCCCTTGCTGTGGGGGAAAAGGAGTTTGATTCTGTGTCAAAGTCAGCAATAAGGAAGATGGTTAGTGATTTGTCGCCGGAAGATCGGAAATTGTTTGATGCTATGGTAGCTATGAAGGTGTATCAAGATGCGTTTGATTTTGATACAGAAGGGGCTACAGAATTGTGTTCTCATGCGGCAGAGTTGCTAGATGGCAGTTAAAGTAGAAAGTTTCCTTGTACTTGAGAAAGCTTTAGCCAAGCGATTAGGCAATGCTTGGGTACGTGAAGCTATGCCTGTAATAAGGAAGATTGAGAAGGCCATTAAGAAGGGAGATTTTTACGAAGCTTATGCTTTGGTTGATCAGTTGGATATGTCAAAAGCGGTAGATCGTAACTTGAAGTATATAGACCTGATTGGTATGTCGGCCGTTTTGTATGGAGCATCAAGACTGACGAATCCGAAAAAGTCAGTGTTTGGCAGTAAGCCGCAGGAAGTATCAAAAGCAACGGAGATGCTTAGAACTGTTCTTGTACGTAATGCAAATGAAAAAGTCAGGCAGACTGCGCGTAAGATTATCCAGTTAGAGGAGGATAGACGTAAGCAAGCTCTGTTGATGCAGAAAGCTGATACAGGGTTTGTGAAGGCTTTTAAGGGATCTGTAATTCAGGAAGGTAAGGTGTTTGCTGATTTGGGAGCAAGCCTTCACACATCAAGACTAGCAGCATGGGGGTTTACAGTTGAAGCAGAAGTCCGTGGTTATGAGTATTACAAGGTGGATGAGGTGCTGGATTCTCGCACTTGCCCTGTTTGTCGTGAGATGGATGGAAAAGTATTTCCGGTGAACTCCGCCAGATCTAGGCTTGAGCAAGTGATGGGGGTTGAAGATCCAGACGATTTGAGGGCACTGGCGCCGTGGCCCAAGCAGGATAAGGAATCGGTGGATCGTCTAAAGAAAATGTCGCCAGAAGAGATCATTAGTTCAGGTTGGCATGTGCCGCCGTATCATCCGGGGTGTCGTGGGGTACTGAATAAGACAAAGAAAAAGGTACAGATCGGCCAGATACCAACCCAACCCCAAACGAAACCAGAAGATATTGCCCCAGTACCTTCGACCCAGCCGGAGGCGGATCAGCCGTCCTTGTTGTCCAGATTATCACCAAAGAGATTAGCCCAAATGCTTGCTGGGTCACTGGTGAAGGATCTGGATAGGGAGCTTGACAAGAAAGTACCAAAGGAATAAGGATTGCAATTGATTGCAACGAGCTAGGGGGCTGTCATGCCTACTAGAACAGGAAGAGATAAGAAAGGATGCTATGCCCGGTGGGGGAGTCAGAAGAAGTATTACTACCGCTGCGGGGATGAAAAAGCCAAGCAGAGAGCCATAGCTAGAGCAAACAAGCAGGGTGCAGCTATCAGGGCGGCTGGGTGGACCGAAAAAGAAGATTGGTCAGTGCCAGATCTTGAGGCAGGAGGGGGGAAGCTTGAGCCAGAGCAGACACCTCCATGCCAACCGGGATATAAGTATTCAAAGAAGCTGGGTAAATGCGTGAAAGCAAAAAGCTATGAAATTGGGCTTCTAAAATCCTTTGTATCAAAGGCCGATAAGGGTATTAGGTTTGTGATTGGTCGGCTGAAGGGTAAAACCTCTACAACAGTGCAGACTGTGGTGTTTGACAAGAAGCGGTGGACCAAAGCTCAAGCAGCTAAGTGGTTGAAAGATAATGGATTTAAGGCAGTGACGGTTAGGGAAACAGGCAATAGCTACAGGTTCAGGCAGAGACCGCCAGAAGATTTTGAGCAGAAATCGTTTAGGACGATTAACCCGTCTAAGTGATTGCAATTGATTGCAATAAAAAAGTAGAAGTTATAAGTTCTTGATATGGAAAAGATCGGGATAAAGAAGTTCGACAATGAATTGCAGGTCGTGTACGGGGAAGTGTACGCGCCCGATGTTCCCGATTCGCAGGGAGATTTTATGACCGCTTCTGAGATTCAGAAGATGGCTCATAACTTTCTAGCTAACATGAGGATTAGGAAGATCGACACCCAGCACAACAATGTGGAGAACGGGTCTGTAGTGGTGGAGTCGTTCATTGCTAGGGAGTCAGATCCAGATTTTCTTCCGGGGTCGTGGGTTGTTGGGGTGCACGTACCAGATAAAGAGCTTTGGCATAAGGTGAAGTCTGGGGAAATCAACGGTTTTTCTATGGAAGGGCTGGTGCATTCAACGCCAAAGGTTGTAGAAATAGAAGTACCGGAGGAGATTACCGGGGACACGCATGAGGCTGAGGGTCATACTCACAGGTTCATTGTGAAGTTCACGGAGAAAGGCGAGTTTCTTGGTGGTTCTACGACCCCCGGCCCGGACGGGCACGTTCATGTAATAAAGAACGGAACCGTGACAGAGGTGGAGAGTGGACACAAGCATCGTTATTCATTCTTGGACGGGTTGTTAGATGGCTAAGAAAGTCAAGATCAAGATGAAGGCAAATGAGTTACACGACGCCGATGTGTCGTATATCTCTTTGGTAGATAGACCAGCTAATCGTATTCCGTTCAGGATTACAAAGGCTGAAGAATCGACAAGTAAGGAGGAGTCCCTAATGTTCAACCTTAATACCCTGATGCGTAAGAGCGATCCCGAGCCTCAGACTCCGGCAATTGCAGCTATTGTAATTCGCAAGGAAGATGAAGCTGGTCTGAAAGATCAACTGGTAGAGGCAGGGTTTTCTGTAGATTCTCCTGTAGAAGAAGAGGAGATCGTTATCTACAAGCAGATGGATTTCGATGAGGACAAGGTGGTAGCCGTCAAGTTCAATGATGACGTGATGGCCCTCGTTACTGATGTTAAGAAGGAGTTTACCCCCTTCCCTGACTCGATGAGCTTTAGTGACAACATTCAGGCTGGTGCGTTCCTGCCCGGTGTCGCTATGGCTACCGATGTGATGATGGACACTGTTCGTCAGTGCCTCCGTAAGTCCTCGAACCCCGATGAAGCCAAGCAAAAGCTGAAGGCCGTACTGGATGATTACAAGAAGTATGTCCTGAAGCTGGCTGACAACCTGCCTGAGATGGCTTTCAAACTGGAGAACATTATGGCTATTAAAGATGAAAACGAGGAAGCAGTATCCAAGGCAGAGAACGAACTGGAAAATGAAGGCAAGGAAGATGTGTCCAAGGCCATGAATGAGGACAAGAAGGGTAAGGGCAAGTGCCCCGAAGGAATGATGTGGGATGAAGGTATGGGTAAGTGCGTAGCGAAAGCGAAGAAGGAAGAAGGCGAAGAAAATGCTGCCTCCGCCTCTGAAGACAAGGAAGACAAGGTTTCCAAGTCTGAAGAACCCGAAGGTAAGAAGGAAGCTGGCAATGAGCTTGGCGAACTGCTGGCTGCTTTCAAGTCTGAGGTGCTGGAAGGTATCAACAGTGTCAAGACTGAGCTTGAAGAAGTGAAGAAAGGCACTGCTGAACTGAAGGATCGTATTGATCAAGTGGAAGAGGTGGCTAAGTCTGCCGACGAAGCAGTACGGGGTACTGTACGTTCTGGTAGCGAAGACGGCGATTTCGTCGATATGTCTCTCGGAAATCGCTCTCGCCGCTCTAGCCGTAAGAGTGACGATGGTGATATTTGGGCTGGCGTACTTGACGACATTGTGCCCGACATTGCCGGTACTGGTGAGTAACCCGTAACGCCAAAAGTTTTGTTAGTTCATTTTCGGAGGAGAAACAAACCATGAGCACCAATAAAGACCTTATGCAGAAGGCTGACTGGGCTGTGGCAGACTTGGAAGCCAATGGCGGTAAGCTGCAACCCGAACAGGCTAACGCCTTCATTCGCAAGCTGCTGGTACAGCCTACGATCCTCAAGCAGGCTCGTACTGTCACCATGTCCAGCCCGCAGCGCAAGATCAACAAGATCCAGTTTGCTAACCGCATTCTGAAGCCTGCGACCTCGAACACTCCGCTGCCCGTAGCAGATCGCAGCAAGCCGACCACTGAACAGATCACGCTGACCACCAAGGAAGTGATTGCTGAAGTTCGCCTGCCGTATGATGTTATTGAAGATAACATCGAGCGTGGCAACATCGGCACCATGACTGGTGGTTCTGGTGATGCTACTGGAGGCATCAAGGACACCATTATGACCCTGATTGCCGAGCGGGCTGCTCTGGATCTGGAGGAACTGGCCCTGCTGGGCGATACCTCCTCGGCAGATCCGTATCTGGCTCTGGTTGACGGTTATCTGGTACAGGCCAATGCCAATATCGTCGATGCCGCAGGTGCCCCGATCAGCAAGGATGTGTTCAAGCAAGGTCTTCAGACCATGCCTGATCAATACCTCCGTAACCGGGCTGCAATGAAGCATTGGCTGTCGGTAGACAACGAGATCGAGTACCGTGACACTCTGGCTAACCGTGAAACTGCTCTCGGTGACGCTCAGATTCAGGGCACCAGCCCGGTATTCGGCTTCGGTGTTCCGGTAGAGGCCGCTGCCCTGATGCCGGGGGATCAAGGTCTGTTCACCTTCCCGCTGAACATGATCTTTGGTATCCAGCGGAATATCCATATCGAGACCGACAAGGATATTTCCAGCCGGGTGTACATCATCGTTCTGACCGCCCGCGTAGACTTCCTGTTTGAGGAAGTTGATGCAGTAGTCAAGTACACCAACATCGCTGGCACCTAATAGGCCGGAGGAGGGGTAAACCCCCTCCTCTCCGCCGTAACAGTTAGTCTTTAGGAGGAACAAGATCATGGTAAGTCCTGTAAAAAATCTGGCTGACGATACCCTGAAGGGTGGCCTGTTGCAGGGCGGTGCTTCTGGTGTCTATGCGAAGGGTTACATCAAGATTGCTTCCAACGTAGCAGATGGTGAGACCGTAACTATCGGCTCCGATACTTACGAGTTTGATACCGATGCCACGGTAACGGCTGGCAATATCGCTGTTGATGTATCCGCTGATCAGGCCCCGGCTGCTGCGTCTGCTGCTCTGGCTTCTGCCATCAATACCCGTAACAATCTGGTCAA